GACACGTACCTCGCGGTACATTAGTGTTCCCAAGACCTGGAAGAAGCTTCGAGGTATTTCTGCAGAGCCTCCGGAGTTGCAATTTTGGCAACAAGGAGTTCTGCGTCGGATCGACTCTATGTTCCTCCACGATAAGTGGTGGCGCGATAGAATCAATCTGCACAGTCAAGCACGATCACGTGAATTAGCCCTTTACGGGTCTAAGACAGGTAATTATGCGACCGTGGACCTTTCAGCCGCTTCAGATTCGGTCACACTACAACTTGTTCGTGACCTATTTGGGAATTCCCATCTAGGCCGATGGTTGCTTGGCACAAGATCTGTCTTCACATTATGTGGAGAGCAAACCATCAGGATTCACAAATTCGCCCCTATGGGGAGTGCTTGTTGTTTCCCGGTGGAATGCATGATCTTCTGCCTTGCAGCTGAAGTTGCAGTGCGCCGAACGCGTAAACCGTCTTGCTATGCAAGACAGGTCTGCGTGTTCGGAGATGACATCATTGTGCCGAGCTACGCTGTCCACGAGCTGATAGAGATTCTCTCCCATCTAGGTTTTTCTGTTAATACAGAAAAATCCTTCTGGGAAGGGGATTTCCGTGAGGCTTGTGGCATTGAAGCTTGGCGCGGTCAAGATATCGCACCATGCCGTTTCCGGTCATGGAGCGACGGTATTCTTGGCCGTTGTTCTGACTACGACGAGATAGCGTCAATGGTTTCCTTTGCGAACGAATTGTTCAAAAGGGGATTACACGATACTCGTGAATTTCTACTTAACTTGCTCTTCGATAAGAAGATCAAATTAGGTGGGGGTCAGGAGTTTCGCGTCCAGGGCACTATCTTTTCGTCCTTTTCTGGTGAGAGTCAAACTCTCACATCACCATTCCCGACGAACTTCAACTTGGTGAAGAAGTTCAGTCGTCCCTTGCAAACATATGTTTACAAGAGGGTGGTTTGGCAGGAAAGGCCGAGATCACGAAATATGGACTCGGTAATGTCTGAGTCCTATGACATGTGTGAATATGTCACTTGGCTCATTCGGCATCAACCGGGTGTCCAGGATTTCGATGCTCTCTGGTCGGATGGCTGGATTGAGAATGTGAGTGCAAACCCATACTCTCGTCTGCCTCTAGGAACAACAATGGTCCCCACCGTTAAGTGGGCGTTGCCGCCAACCTACTTTTCAATAGGTTAGCGGTCCATCAATTTCCCGAGGGAGTCAGTCAACCAACACGGATAAACGCGATTTACTACCGCGTCCTTCGTCGTTGTTTGAAGATGCATCTTTTTGTATCTATGGCAGGAGCGCCTTTACGGG